GTTAAATTTTTAAAAAATGCGGCAATGGTGGTGATACCAGGACTTCTTCCTGCAAATTTGGCGATGGGTTGGAAAGTTGGAAAAGGAATAGTTGATTATAGAGCAGGTAAATATGATCGATTTCTTCCTATCGATTTTCAAAGTGATGGTAAGTATGCGCAGGATATAGAAAAGACAGTTAAAGAAAACCTTGAAAAAATAAAAGCTGATCAAGCTAAACTAGCACTCTATAAATCTCTTCCTGACGGACATCCTGAAAAAATTGCCTTGTCGGTAGAGTTACAAATTGGTAGAAAACCTGAACATCTTGGGGATGGAGATAACATAGATATCACTTATGAAAACATAGAAGAAACTAACGATCTAAAAGAAAAAGTAAGAGCTTCTGGGGAAACAATGGATCTTCTTTATGCTCCTGAAAAAGAAGACAGAAGCAAGCAAATGGCTTATTGGCAAAGTTTAATGGCGCCTTATATGGGTGGTGCTATGGGAATGGCTGCTGAAGGAGGAAGAGTTCCAGGCTATAATACTGGTGGACTTTCTAGTTTATTTAGGTTAAAAAACAAGTAGGAGAATAAAATATGTCTAAAGATTGGCAAATAGGGTCCGGTTACGTTAAAGAACCAAAAGTTACTGGCATCGTGGGAAAAAACAAAGATGGATATGGTGATGCAAAAGTTATTGAAACACCTAATCCAACAAAATCTCAAACAGTAACTGTAAAAGGTACTCGAGGCTTAAGAAAAAAACCAAAAGCAACTTGGTACTAAATGTGGTTTAATTTATTAGGAATGGCGATGAAGACCGGCGCCAAGGTCTATGCTAACAAACAGAAACAGAAAGAAGCGATGTCAACTGCAGCTTTACTGACGGCAGAAAAGATGGCCCGAGGGGAGACGGAATACCAGGGCAAGCTCTTGGAGGCTCGGCAATCCGATTTTAAGGACGAATTTGTCCTCGTGATTATTTCGGCGCCCATTATTATTTTAATGTGGGCGGTCATAAGTGACGATCCGCAGGCAATGTATAAGGTAGAACTCTTTTTTGAATATTTTGCTACATTACCGACATGGTTCACTACATTGTGGATACTTGTAGTTGGAAGTATTTTTGGTATAAAGGGCACGCAAATATGGAGGAATGGTAAGAAATAATGGCAAGTGTAAAAGGTAAAGTAAAATGGTTCAATGGAACAAAAGGTTATGGTTTTATTGAAAGAGAAGACAAGGAAAAAGACGTGTTCGTTCATTCTTCTGCAGCCCGAGCATCAAGCATAACGCTAAATGAAGGTGACGAATTAACGTTTGAAGTTGAAAATACGGACAAGGGTCCATCCGCAGTTAATCTACAAAAAACTGAAAGGTAAAAAATGGATGGAATAGAACTTCTATACAAATTAAAAAAAATAACAGAATTACGACATCAAGACGTTGTCAATGCCATTTTAGGGGGTGTTGACAATATGGATAAATACCAGTATATGTTAGGACAAATACGAACGTATCAATATATCTTACAGGAAATCTCTAACCTGCTAAAGAATAAGGAGCAAAGTGACAATATTATCGACATCAAAACCAGACCTAAAACGTAAACTAGTTTTAGACGGCAATTCCAAAAAAGAAGTTACCACAGAATCAACAAAGTTACCGAAGCCTACGGGCTGGAGACTTTTGGTTTTACCATTTCAAATGAGTGAGAAAACCAAAGGGGGACTTTTATTGGGACAGGATACATTGGAAAGGCAACAAGTTGCCTCTCAATGTGGAAATGTTTTAGCAATGGGACCTGACTGTTATAAGGATACTAAAAGATATCCTCAAGGACCCTGGTGTAAAACAGGCGACTGGGTGATGTTTGCCCGTTACGCGGGATCAAGAATTAAAATTGAAGGCGGTGAAGTACGTCTGCTAAACGACGACGAAGTTTTAGCAACCATCAAGAATCCAGAAGATATCTTGCATGAATATTAATCATAGGAGGAGCTATGCCAGAAAAGAAAAAATCTGAAGAAGTAAAAGAAAAGAAGACGATTGAGCTCGACACCAGTGGACCTGCTGTTGAAGTAACATTGCCTGAAGAAACAATAAAAGAAGCACAGGAGCAAGAAGTAGAAGTCAAGGAAGAGAAGCCAGAAGAAATCAAGGTTGAAGAAGTAAAAGAAGAAGTAAAAAAAGAACCAGAAAAAGAACTGGAAGAATATGGAGAAGGAGTAAAAAAACGTATTTCTAAATTGACGAAACGTATGCGTGAGGCAGAACGTCAAAAAGATGCTGCGTTAACTTATTCTAGATCCGTTCTTACCGAGCAAAGAGATCTAAAATCCCGTTTGGCTAAATTAGATGGTGGTTATGTTAAGGAAATGGAAGATCGAATTGTTTCCAGTACAACCGCAGCTCAAGCCAAGTTGCAAGCGGCTAGAGAAGCGAGCGACATTTCCGCTGAAGTACTTGCTCAAAAAGAAATTGCTCGATTGGGTTATGAAGAAGCAAAACTTGCTGATTTAAAAAACACTCGAGATGAAACACAAAAAGCTGAAAAAGAACGCGCAACGTTCAGGGAAGGAATGACTGTTCCTGCCGGCCCTACTCCAACACCTGATTCACAGGCTGTTGAATGGGCAGAGAATAATTCGTGGTTTGGTAAGGATAATGCCATGACTTATACGGCTTTTGACATCCATAGAAAACTCGTGGAAGAGGAAGGTTACGATCCAAAATCCAAGGATTATTACATGGAATTAGATCGTAAAATAAAACTTGAATTTCCCCACAAGTTTGATAGTAATACAGAACAAACGACCAGACCCGTTCAACAAGTAGCTTCGGCTAAGCGAGCGGGGTACAAATCAGGTCGCAGAACTGTGAAACTCACATCTTCACAAGTAGCAATAGCAAAAAAATTAAATGTGCCACTTGAGGAATATGCGAAACAATTAGATATCGTGAAGGAGAGCATATGAAAAAAGAGAAACTAACTGTAGCTTCTAAAGCTGCAGAAGAAGTAATCAAAACCCCTCGCGCTTCCACAACTAGAGAAGCTGAAAAGCATCCTGTTGAATGGAAAGAACCATCATCTTTAGATGCCCCGCCTGCGCCAGATGGCTTCAGGCACCGATGGATAAGAACTGAAAGTCTTGGTTTGCAAGATACCAAGAATGTTTCAGGTCGATTACGTGCCGGTTATGAATTAGTGAGGGCTGATGCATATAAGGACGGAGGCTATCCGGTGGTTGAAGATGGCAAATTCAAAGGCGTCATTGGAGTTGGTGGCCTGTTGCTGGCCAGAGTGCCGGAAGAGATCGCACAGGCTCGTTCGAAATTCTATGCTGATAAGGCATTGGAAAGAGACGAAGCTGTCAAAACCGATCTTCTGAGGGATCAGCACCCGAGCATGCCTATCAATGTTGATAGGAGCTCACGTGTAACCTTCGGTGGTAAGAAAAGTTAATTTTTAACAGTTCTGTATCAGCGAAATTTTAATATAAACCGCCCATGGATATGGGCAAACGGAGGATAATATGGCTAATCAAGATGCCGCTTTCGGTCTTAGACCGATAAAGTCAGTTGGTCAAGCAGACGACTCCACAGGAATGAGTTCACATTCGATAGACGCTGGTGATGCTAGCGTAATCTATCAGGGTTCACCAGTTATCGCAGCAGCAGGATATGTAGATATCGCTACTGCCGGTGCTGTACCTAATCTGGGCGCATTCTGGGGATGTTTTTATGATGACCCAACTACATTGAAACCTACGTTTAAAAACTACTATCCTGGAAGCATAACACCACCTTCATCTAAAGATATTGAAGCTTTTGTTTATGACAATCCTAATCAAATGTTTGAAATTCAATCAGACAATGATGGAGCGTCAGTACTAGCGGATATATTTTCGAATGCAGACATGGTAAATTTCGGTGGTAGTACTTTAAATGGGGTGAGCAATACGGAACTAGATGACAGCACAATTGCTGCTTCTAGTGATGCCGCTGCTCAACTTTTAATAATTGGTACTTCTCGTGATCCAAAAAATAATGATGTAACTGATGCAGGCGGCAATGTAAATTGGCGTGTGCTAGTTAACATGCATTTATTTGGACATGGAGTAGGTACCGTAGGAGCGAACAGCTAAGGAGGATAAATTATGGCTATATCACGACAACAACTCGTAAAAGAGCTTGAGCCAGGTTTAAACGCCTTGTTCGGTCTCGAGTATAAACAATACGACCAAGAGCATAGAGAAATCTATACTCAAGAATCAT